GTGGTCGCAAATTTGGGCGCGACGTTTTACAGCGTTCGTTGATCGACGCGACGCCGGCCATTGACCGAATCACGGTTAAACAGAAAGCGAGTCAGGCGGGAAACACAATCAGCTATAAACGTTTCGTCGGCGGTTCAATTTATGTGACTTCTGCGCGCTCAGCCTCGAACTTCCGCGGGCCCAGAGCGGGACTTGTTTACTGTGACGAGATCGACGGATTTCCGGCGAGCGCAGGCGAGGAGGGCGACCCGATCTTGCTCGCGTTCAGGCGAGCCGAAGGATTCGAGGAGGCGATCAAACTGCTCTCAGGAACGCCGACCATGAAAAACCATTCAAACATTGAAAATTGGTTGAACAAGTCCGACAAACGAATGTGGTTTGTTCCGTGCCGACGTTGCGGTCGCGAGCAAATCTTAATGTGGCGCAAGCGCGGCGATCTTGCTCAACTGCAAGCAACCGTCGATTGGCCGAGCCAGGGTCGTTACCGTCACGAGAAAGCGGTGATTTTGTGCGGTCACTGCGCAGCGGCTCACAACGACGAACAGCGGCTCCGGATGGTCTTTGACGGGCAATGGAAGCCCACAGCGATCTTCACCGGCATTCGCGGTTATTGGTTGAACGGCATCAACTCGACGCTGCCGCCAGAGAAAGGATTCAAATCCAAGCTGCACCAGTTTTCATCGGACGCGCATCAAGCAGCAAACTCGAACAACCGTCGCGAAGCAACTCGCGTGTGGGTCAATACGTTTTTAGCGGAAACATTCCAGGAAGAACAAGACATAAAGCCCGCGTGGCAGACCTTATTCGAAAGGCGTGAAAAATATGATTGAATTATCAGATTTGCCGACAATGAAATATGGTCGATGGACGATTCTGCGACGTTCACCGCCGGATAAGAACAGAAGGCATTGTAATGTTTTGGTTAGATGCGAATGCGGCGCGAAACGGGTAACAAACTTATATGCGGTTTTAGCCGGAAGATCGCAGTCTTGCGGTTGCTGGATGAGGGAGAAGCCGATAACGCACGGCCTCTCTCACACGCGATTATATCAAAATTGTTGGGGCGCTAAGAACCGTTGCGAAAACCAAAAAGGGAACGGCTTTGCGAATTATGGTGGGAGAGGTATTCAGTTCAAGTTTCGCGATGCTGGGACGGCGGCTCAATGGATTGAGAGGAACTTAGGGCCTCGTCCGTCCGTCGTCCATTCAATCGACAGAATTGATAACAATTCACATTATGAAGCAGGAAATCTGCGATGGGCTACCAAATCTCAGCAACAGCGCAATAAACGACCTTTTCGGACGCATCTCTTTCAGTATTCAACCGAAGAGTTATTGCTTGAACTTGCCCGCAGGAAAAAATGACATCAACCGATTTTGCGGTTCCCAACCAAGTGAAGCTTATAACCGCAGGCGTCGATTTCCAGATTGACCGAGCCGAGCTTGAATTTGTCGGCTGGGGTGAAGGCGAGGAGACATGGGGCTTGGGTTATTTCGTGCTGCCCGGAGACTTCTCGAAGATGTATCAAGCCGGTCGACCGTGGGCATACGATCAAATTGAGGGCACGCTTACGCGCGAGTTTACGCGTAAAGATAACGCGACCTTGAAAGTCGCCGCCGCTGGCTTTGACACGGGCTTTTCATCCGTGCAGCGCGCACTGTATCAATACCTGCGACCGCGTTATGGGCGGCGCTACTTCGCAACCAAAGGCGCAAGCGCAAAGTGGGCACCGATCTGGGCGCAAGGCCGACGTGATGAACGTATCCGGCTTTTTATCATTGGCACAAACCGAGCGAAATCTTTGATCTATCAGCGTTCGACAATCAGCGTGCCGGGTCCGGGTTACATGCACATTCCGGAGACCGACGGTTACGGCAGCGAATGGTTCAAGCAGTTACTTGCCGAAGATTCACACACTGAACGGGACAAAGGAATCGAAATGCAGATTTTCCAAATGCCGACCAGCCCACCCGAAGATGGTACAAGCCACAACGAAGCACTAGACATACGTGTGCAAGCGTTGGTCGCTCTGTATATTCGCGGACCGGTGAACTGGGCGATGGAGGAGCGGAAAAACCTCGCAACGATTCCTAGCGAATCCGCGCAGACGAAAAAGAAACAAGTGCCGACTCGCTCGCGCGATGATCCTTTCGGGCGACGCGGCGGGCGCGGTGGATTGGGCCGCGGCTGGGCGGTTTGAAAATCCTGCTTGCTCTGATTTCGTGACGTGAGAATGATACAGGGCAAATGGCAATCGAGATCGGGACACATATCCCTCGTCGCATCATTGTCGGCAACGCCTACACATTCACCGCAGGCGATGCCGATTATCCTGCTTCCGGCGGTTGGACTGCTCAGATCGCTTTCAAGATCGGCAACGCCTCGCCGATAACGTTTCCCGGAGTCCCGAGCGGCGATGATTTTCTTTTCACGCTAACCAATGCCAACACAGCGACGTTAGCCGTTGGCGACAATCTGGTATGTGTTGTTTTCAGTGACGGAACGAATCGAGAAGCGAGCGATTGGCGTGAGGTTGAGGTTTTGCAAAATCCTCTCGCGGCTGATCCTGTCAGCTACGCCCAGCAGCAAGTGAAACTGCTACAAACTGTGATCGCCGCTTTTAACACGAGCAGCCATAACATTGTCAATTTTAACGGTCAGAGCTTCACCCGCGGCAGTGTGTCTGAGTACCAGAAGCAGCTCGTTTATTACGAGGCGCGTGTAATCAGAGAAAATAGAGCGGTCGAGGCTGCGCGCGGGATCGCACCGCGTCGCGTTGTCGAACCAGCCTTCACAAGCAATCGTCGCTGGCCTTTTACTCATTGGAACCAACGATAATGGCAAAAGCGAAACGAAAATCGAAAAGAAAGCCAGAGCCGAAGCGGCGTGGTTATAGCGAGTTGGTTTCCGGTAACCGAAGCAGCAACGCCGATTGGAACGTCACGATCTTAGGCGAGGATGCCGACGTTTGGCAGAATGCTTGGCTGCTCACGTCGCGAATGCGCGACCTTTTCAAGACCAATCCGATTTTTATCAAGTATCGCGAAATTCTGTGGGCGAACATCTTTGGCGAAAATGGCATCATGCTACGGATGAAGATCAAGGAATTGGAGGATCGCGTGGTGTTTTCAACGCCTGAGAAAATGGCGCTGATTGCTTACGAGCGACGAATCAACCGTCTGCGTGAATGGGCATCACAACGGGATGGTCGTGAGCGTTCGACGTGTCGCGCCTACCAATTGGCGGATGTGATGGATCGCAGCAAGCCCGAGGATATCCTTGAACGGCAAGCGAAGATTCAAGTGGGCGACCCCGATGTTTTCGCGAATCTTTTAATCGAAAGCGCATGGGCTGAATGGCAGCGACCCGAATTTTGCGATATGCGCGGTTACCGCAACTATCATCTACTGCGGCAACTGCGGCTGATTAATGGCGTGCGTGACGGTGATTTTTTCATTCGAATGGTTCGCGAGCCGACCATCAATAAGTTTGGATTCACACTGCAACCAATCTCTGCCGAGTGGTGTGATCGTTTCTACCACCTCGAAGCAACAACGCAGGGAAACGTGATCATCATGGGCATCGAATACGAATCGACGCCCTACGGAATCGGCAAACCGATCGCTTATCATTTCATCAAACGTCAACCGAATGACTGGCGGTTCACGCTTGCCGGTGTGTTCAACTTTAATTCTGGCGGTCTGCATGTTCGCGTTGAAGCAAAAGACGTTCTTCACTATGCGCGACCGGTTGACTCTGACAGCACGCGTCCGGCGCCGTGGGCGTCTTCGTGTATACCAAAGTCGCGCCAGCTCGACCAATACGAGCTGGCTGAGGTGATCGCCGCGCGAGAGCAAGCGTGCAAGACTGGCTTTTATTACTCGGACGTATTACCAGAGGGCGGCGGCGCGCAGCTCGACGAGGTGCCTAATCCGGCAAGCTCACCAACCGAACCAGCGGCGCCTGGTAGTGCTATCCCGCTTGAATGGGGCGTGAAATACATGGAGCGTAACCCTACGCATCCCACTGGCAACTTTTCGCTGTTCCGTAAAGGGATGGGGCAGAGCACAAGCGCAGGTATGCCCGGTGGTGATTACAATGTCTTGTTCAACGACCTTGAAAATATCAATTTCAGTGCCGGCCGTCTTGGGCGACTCGACACGAACGAAATGTCGAAAATGATTCAACGCTTTGACATCGACACGGCGGAGCGTCCGATCTTCGAAGCGTGGTTGGAAATGGCGATTGTCGCCGGAGCAATTCCATTGCCGTTGGTGAAGCTCAATAAATTTAACAAACCAGTTTTTCAAGGCCGCCGTTGGGCGCAGGTCGATGAAATCAAGGCGATCAACTCCGCTGCTCTGCGCATCGCCAATAAACTGAGCAGCCGAAACCGCGAGTGCGCCGAAGAGGGCGTGGATTTCGAGGAGAACGCAATTGAACTGGCGGAGGAGGAAATGCTTCTGGAATCGCTGGGACTTGAATCGAATATGACAGTTGAGCATGAACCGGCGGCGCAACCAGCCGAGGATGTTGGCGACACGAGTGCTGCGACAGGTGGAACTACAAAACCTTCCGCGACAACAAAACCTGCGAAGTCAGACAATGGCGCTGAGGAATTGGAATTTTCGCGAACATGAAACTCGGCAAATGTGAAATCTGCCAAGAGGCGTGCGCAGAAGGCGATCACGGTTTTCTTTGTGTCGCCCATGAGCGAGCATATAAAATCGAGCTTGCGGAAATTCTCAAAAGTGAGAACAAGAAGAAACGCAGACCAATTGAAACGCCTCGGACTCAGCATCGCGACCCATCAAACCTAACGCACCGATGAAAAAAATTCTGAAAGTTCCGCAGAAGCTTTTCCGCGTGGCTACGCTCGAACGCGATTCGGTTGACCCGGATAAAGGAACGCTGCGCATGTCGATTTCGAGCGATGTGCCTTATCTGCGTTACGATTATTGGAACGATGAGGAGTATTATGAAATCCTCGATCATTCTCCCGGCGGCATTGGCGAAGATCGCTTGAAAGCTGGTCTACCGATTCTCTTCAATCACTCTTCGGATTCACATCTCGGACGAGCAACTAGCTATATAAACGATGGCCATAAGGTCACGGTTGAAGCGAAATTTTCAGAATCAGATTTTGCTCAAGAGAAACTGCGCGATGCGATGAGCGGCGTCCTGCCGGACACGAGCGTTGGCTACCAACTCGATGATGATGAGGGCGAGTGCCTCGGCGCGAAGGATGGCATACCGATTTACAAATTCAAATGGACGCCATACGAAGCAAGTCTGGTCACAGTGCCTGCGGATATTACGGTTGGAGTTGGGCGGCAGCGCGCCGAAAAGCCAAAGGGCGAGCCAAAAGAAATTTCGATTGAAACAAAAAAAGAAGTTGACTCTGTTCTCAAAAATGAGAAAACGAGAAACATGAGTGAACCAGCGACAGTGACCGATCCTCCGAAGGAAACGAATTATTGACGCGGAGAAGGAACGCAAGGAAGCCGTCGCCGCTGAGCGCAATCGCGTCAAAGACATCAACGACCTTTGCAAGCATTTCGCCGAAAAAGGTCTCGGCGGTCGTAAGATCGACACGCGCGAAGCTGCCGATACTCACATCGCCGAAGGCAAGACTGTCCGCGAGTTTCAAGATTTTGTAGTGAAGGGCGAGTTCAAGGATGTCAAAAAAATCGAAACACTAACCGTTGTCGATGAGCGCGAGCAGCGCAGCGGCAATAGCGTTGGTGCATTGTTTGTCCGCTCGAAACAATTTCTGGCTGCTATCGCGAGGAGCGGTCAGGGCGAGCGTTTCGCCGCGATGGATTTTCCAAATGTCAGTATGCTCGGCGCTCGCGGCAAAGCATCATTAAATCAGCGCACCGGATTCAATTCCCCCGATCTAGGGGCGATCAACATTCAGATTGTGCCGGAGATTATCGCGCTTGGTGTTCAGAAATTGACCGTGCTTGACCTTCTCGCGCCCGGTGTCACTGGCGCCGCCGCGATCATCTATCCGCGAGAAAACACGCTTGGTTTGATTGACGGAGTTCAGATTGCCGCTTCGCCCGCCATGCCGCGAGTAAAGACAACCGGTGAGCGCGGTGTAAAACCAAACTGGGATCCCGATCTGACCACGGTGACTGCGAATGTGAAGAAAATCGCGGTGACCACAAAGGTTCCTGACGAGTTTATGTCGGATTTTCCGGCAGCGCAGAGTTACATCGACCAGCGTTTGCCGTTCATGGTGGACATCGAAACCGAGTTTCAAGTTCTTTACGGCGATGGTCTCGGCAATAATCTGCTCGGCATCGCTTCAACCGCCGGCATTCAGACCCGCGCGATTGACACCACGAGTGACGCCACGATTGCTGGTTCGCTGAAAAAAGGAATCACGGATATCCAGGTCGGCTCCTTTTTCGAGCCGGATGGTTACGTGTTCCATCCTTACGATTGGGAGACCGCGAGCTTGCTCAAGGACACGACCGGACGCTTTCTCGCAGGCGGGCCTTATTATGTTCCATACACTGCGCAAACTTACGTGCAGTTTTCTACGTTCTGGGGCAAGCAGGTTGCAGTCACGGTTGCGGCTACAGTCGGCAAACCTTTAGTCGGGTGTTTCAAGCTTGGCGCGCAGTATTTCCTTCGCGAAGGGATGCGTCTCGAAATGACGAATGCGAACGAGGACGATTTCAAGCGCAACCTGATCGCGATTCGCGCCGAACATCGTCTAGGCTTGGCTGTGTATCGCCCGGTCGCATTTCTCGAATTTACTGGCTTCCCGGTTCGCACATAATCGACTGACCAAAATCAATATGAAAAAATTCATTTCACTGGTGGCGCTTAGCGCCCTAATGGTAATCTCCGCCTTCGCTCAGGAAAGCTGGCCGGTTTATGCCAATGCTGGTGTGCCAAGCAACGGGACGACCGCCGTTTACACGCTGACTATTCAAACCAGCACGTCGGGTGGTAGTTTCACGCTCACGATTGCTAGTGGGCGAACCAGTGCTGTTATCCCGTGGAATGCGACCAACGCCACGCTGCTTGCAAGCGTTAAGAGCGCGGTTGAGGGCTTGAATGCTGTTGGAGCGAACAATACAACCGTTGCTGCTGGTACCTTGACCGCTGGCATTGGCACGATCACAATTACGATGGCCGGTAATAAGACCGAGCTGGCTTTCCCGGCATTCAGCGTGACAAACAATTTAATCACAGGCGGCACGATTCCGACCATCACGAATACCACACCCGGCGTTACAGCTACATTTCGCGATGCCAAACCCGGGGTTATTCTCGTTGATAATTCGACCCCTGGTCTTTGGTTTAACGCCTCAGCAACGCGCTACGCTCCGACATGGACACAGATTACAATTCCGTAACACTATGGCTAACTTAATCGCGAAGCAGACAGTTTTTGCCACCATCGACCGTAGGAAGGCGGTCAAAGAGGGGCATCCCGAAGCGAAATTCCTTCTCGTTCGTGAAGGACATGAAATCTCCGAGGCTGAGGTTGAGAAGCATGAGGGCGCCGCTGCTCTTGTTGGTAGTAAGGCGTCGACCGAGCCAGTTCACGAAGCGCAAACTCCACAGCGTCGAGTTGTCGAAGAGGAGGAGCCGAAGCAGCGCCGCAAAAAGGCGAAGCGCAGGTAATTTTCTTGTAGAGGCCGAAGGTGTTTCACCCGCCAGTTGTGTTTGCTGGCGGGTGTTTTCTTTGTTAATCTCACGCAATGCAATCAGAACTGGCTCAAGCGTTCGATGAGTTATTGGACGTAAACGATGCTGCCTGCGGCAAACCTCAATTCGTGAGGATCGAGGGCATAAAACACCGCGCGATTGTCGAGAGCATCGCCACGGATGAAATGATTTTGATTGGCGGCTTTGCCGACCGTGGCGGGTTTCGCGCTCAGGTGAGAAAATCAGACTTCGGTGAGCGTCCAGAGGAAAACATCGCCATCCAGAATGGTGACAAGGGCGAGCAATTCGTGATCCTCTCTTTAATCGAGCGTAATGGCGTCACGTATGAAATCACCGCTGGTGATCAAGCAAGCGGTCGGACATGATCACGAACGATTTCCTCAGTAATGTCGAATCGGCGTTCCTGAAATTATTCCAGATTAATCCCGCGCTCAGTGCTTTGAATTGGCAGACATGGGATAGCGATGCGGATGTCACACTGCCGCGCGCGACGATTAGCCTAAGCGCGAAACAGGCCTTTCCGCAGGCTCGGCTTTACGAAATCCAGGTGGAGATAAATCTGGACGCTGCGCCGAAGGATCAAAAGTTAAGCCAGGGCTTTTTCGCTCTACAACGGCTGGTCGAATACATCGACCTGCCGTCACAGCTCAACAGCTACTCGACTGGCTTGGTGAATTTCAACGCGCCAATCGAGAACGCCGAGATACGTCAAACCATTGAGGGCGATATCCGGCGGCGTTCAATCTCCTTTTCGATCTTCGCAGCGTCGATCATTGAATGGCCAACAGATTTTGGTGGTAATCTTTACCTTACCACGAGTTCGGGTGCGGTTACACTTCCGTGGTCAAGTGCCTTTTCCAATTTTGGCGGAGGCCTACTGCAAAATCCTCCAGGCTATTGGTTGACCGACACGATCAACGATTTGAATACTCTCGTGACCCCGTGGGAGATCGTTTTTAATTACGATACTGGTGAATCCGATAAATTTTTCTTTGTTTACGATGTCGCCCCGCGTTTGATCATGCAGAGCAGCGGTCATTTTGACGGTACAGGACACCAAACCGGCCCGGCCTTGAAATCAATCTCGCGTTGGACTTCTGACGGCAGCGCATTTTACATGGCATAGAAATTCTCAGAAAAGAGATGTTGACTGATTTGCGAAATCTGTTCTCATTACTGAGAAATGCCACGCGAGTCCGCAGCGCAGAGCGAAGCAAAAGTAAAAGTCGAGCACCACCGCTTGCCAGAATTACGCGCGAAGCTCGCGCGACTTGAAAAGCTGAGTGCTGATGATCAAACCTCGCACGTCAATCAGGGGTTCGACGTAGCGGCAGCCAAGACACGAACCAAACGGCTCATCGCTGAGCTAGAGGGCTTGAAATGGGCCTGACAATTCTTCCAGCATCATTGACCGGTCTGCAACGTGGCGTCGAACTTGCTGAGGTTGGTGGTTTTGTTCGCCGGTACGAGGTGCGGTATTTCCCTGAGATCAACGAGAAGATTCAGGACAATTTTGGCGAGACGAAGGGCAAAGTGGTTAGTACCGCGATGTCGCGCGAGTTCACGATTGAATTTGAAGTGACTGGGGCTACCGGACTAATGGCTTTGACGCAACTTGTTGACGCCACCTCGTCCATTGCCAATGACAAAACCACTTTTGGTGGCACAGGCATTATTTTACTGGAAGAAGCGACTGAAACGCAGGAACGCGCTGGTTGGCGTTCAGTCCATTTGCGATTGTCCAGCAATCCAGGTATCACCTCAGTGTAAAAAACAACAATCAAACGGAGCGGTAAACCGGTTAAACCGCAGAAAATTATGGGACATATCGAACCCGCAAGCCTTCCATTCTCCACGAGGGATGCGATTCTAGCCTTCTCTCTTTACTTTTCGGGCGAATCATTGCTCGACGTTAGCAACCAATACAATGCCGAAATACTGCGGAGGTTTGGCTACAGCGGGTTGACGTTAGAAGCAGCGGCGAAACGCGCCTGGGCTGAGAAAAAGAAAGGCGATGTCGTCTATTATTTCGCCAGAAGCGACCAGTTGCAGTTACGGCTTCGCGAATACGGCGAACAGAAAAAAGAGATTGTCGATCTAAACATTGAAGCGCAGGAATGCGTTGCTCAACTTGCAACGAAATACAAGGGCGCCGAGTTACTACTTCGTCTCGCGTGCGTGATTCGGACAGTGAACGCCGATTTTCTGTCTCTCTGGCAGAAGGTCGTTCCACTTTTGCGCATCGACAATCCTGGAGAGGTGCAATGGCGAGAAGGCCCGAATGGCAAGATTGGGCGTCATCCGGGATTCAAACTGATTAGTCTCAACGCCAGTGAAGCGACTAAAGCCCACCTGAAATTATGAGTGCAACCGTCAAACCACCGCCTCGGAAAAAAGAACCGGATTCGTTCGTGAGCAGCGATAAGCACACCTTAAACGGCAAAAAACTGCAACCGTGGACGCCCTCGCGTTACATCGCCGCGCAAGCAATGGGAATGCTTTATCCGCGCATTGGTGAGAAGGGCCATGATCAATTCAAACGAACGCAAGTTTATCCAGGCGCGGTCAAGGATGTGATCATCGCCCTGTGGCTGTGTTCTGTGACCGAGGACGAGGTGGATGACGCGGACGCGTCGCCCGAAGCAGCCTACCGTAAGGCAAGAGCTTGGGCGATCGGTTTAGGTCTGCATAAGATTGAGGGTGACGCCTTTTGGAACGCTTACGGACAATTCGCCGACATTTTTAACGAGGTTGATCAATCACGGACGACGCCGGCTGAAACGGATGACGACCCAAAAGACTAACGCCACTATCCGATTGGGCTGGCTATTGCGTGATGGTGGCGGAAATGAGTGGACATAATGCCGAGTTCATTATGAGAAGGATGCCTTACGCGCGCGGCCTTCAATTTCGCACCGCTTTTTTTCTGAAAAGAGGGATTGAACTGAGCGAACCAGGTGCGAGTTCATCACTGCAAACAATTATATGACCTCGGTGAACATCGACACGCGTGCATTTAACTCCATGTGCCGAGAATTGGCGCGAAAAGCCAACGTCCCCGACGAGGTGGTGTTAGTGGCTGAAGTTGGTAAGGTGCTTGAAAAGACAATCGAATACACGCCAGCGGCGAGTAAATCAAAGATCGAGGCGCGCAGCGACCAGGGGTATTACACCACCTACAACGGTAGGATTTATTATCGTCTCAACCGTTATACCGACAACCTGTGGGGCGCGATGGAGGCGAATCGCAAGGCTCTTTTGCGGATGCGGTTGCGGGCGATTGGTTTATCCAAAAAATCATGGATCGACATTGCTGTTAAGCTTGGGCTGCACGTTAAAGCGCCAGCCTACGCTCGAAATGCGGTTGCGCGCACCGGAAAGGTTTACAGTAACGTGAAAACTGCCATTTCCCGACAAAAGGGCAAGCTCACTGTAAGTTTCTTTAATTCACAGCCGACGGTTAATCTTCCGGCGGTTGGCGGTCGCCGCGCCTTGGAGGCTGCGATAGCTGGCCGCGTGAAATATTTCCTTGGTCAAATGGCGTTGAAAACCTTTGATGACGCTGCGAAGATCGCGAAGAAATATCCGGGAATTAGAGTGAACTAAAAATGGCTGGAACGATTCAAGGTAGTTTTGGTTGGGATAACTCTCCCTTTGTCGCCGGAATGCAGCAAGCCGAACAGGCGGCGCAGCGCAGCACCACGTCAATTGGAGATAAATTTCAAGGCCTATTTAGACGGAGTAAAAGCCTACGCGCCGAGCACGCGGTGAGAGGTTTTGCGCAAGACCTCGCTGGCGGCGATGTCACTGGCGCAATTACCAGTCTAGCCGGTCACATGACCGGTTTGGGCCTGGCAGCGGGAATTGGAGTTGGTGTGGCTGTAGGCATATTCGGCAAGCTTAAAACGTCAATCGACGAAACGATCAAGGTGCATGAAGCGTTGACGAAGGAACTTAGCAAACCGGTCGCTATCCAAAAAGCCTTAGCACCGGAGGAGATTGCCAAGCAGGCCGATGCCGCCGAGAAGGCGGTTGCTCCTCTCATTGCGCAGAATCGAACCTGGCGAGACTCAATTGTATCCACTTGGAAGGCTTGGAGTGCTTTTGGATCGAGGAATCTTCCCGGTGCTGTCGCTCAACGCGAGACCGAAATCGGAACTGGCGTCGGGCGCGCGTCCGAGCTGCGTAAAGCGGAGGCGGATGCCATGACTAAGGTGGTCGCACTTCGCGCAAAGACATTGACCCTTTCCGAGCGCGAAGGTGAAATCAGTAAGGTTAAACTTGAATCTGAACAAAAACAGGCCGCCTTAAAATTGGAATCCACCAATCGTTTGGCGGCAGTGGCTCGGGGCGATCCAGGCGTGCGAAAGGACCCGAACGAAAGAGCGAACCTTGAGCAGAAAATCGCTGCTATTCAGCGCGACACCGCCTTGACGCTTAGGCAATATGACGTTCAGCACGTCGAAACCAAACAGCTCGAATATCAAATCCAGGAAAAAATTATCAAGCTGCAACAATCGGGATTTACTCCTGCGCAGCAAGCGATCGGGGCGATACAGTCGAAGATCAAGGCAACCGAAGAGGAATTGCGACAGCCTGGTGTTACCGCTGAGAGAAAGGCGCAATTACAATTACAACTGCACGAGCAGCGCGCCGAGGAGACAAAGGCTCAATACACTGAATTGGAAAAGACGCCTGCACAAAAAGAGGCCGAACTGGCCGAGCAGAACAAGTTTCGTGATTTTGCGATCATGCAGCGCACAATGAGAATTGGTTCGCTTGGGCGGCAACTTCGCGGCGAGGAAACTCCGAGCGGAAGCCGGGCCGATATATTCAAGGAAATGGGCGGCCTGGAAGCCGAAAACAAGGCGGCGCTTTATCAAAAGGCGATTGCGCCTGCGCTCGCACCTGGGACGGCAAAAGAAGATGTGACACCCGAAATGCTGCAAGAGCTAACAAAACTTAATACTGCAATCGAGAGGTATTGGGGATCGTGAGCCTAACCTTAATTGGCGATTGCACGTTTGCGGAGAGCTGCCCACCTGCGCCTGGTAAGAATGATTGGGGCGTCGATACCTTGGTGCGTAAGTTGACCGGCGCTCAGTCATTGCGAGCTGCGTTTGAAGCCACGCTCGGGCAAGGTCAAACCTATAGTTACAATTCGGTCACCTATTACCTGCAAACGTGGCAATGGGATGATCGCGTCGCTATTTCGACTGTCACTCTGAACTACAAAGGATTGCGCAATGGGACTCCCAATCCAGTCGTGATCAACGAAATTGTTGGCGCGAGCGGTTCGACCAGTGCTAATTTCGAGACCAAAAATAATGGGCTGGGTGTTATTTATCGCACAGAGCTTGTCTTGGATGACCAAGGCAATCCAAAACAAGACGATGGCCAAGGCGCGCCATTCTTTATTGGCATCGGCGGCTTCAAATATAAGAACATTTACTGCCTCGGCGCGCAGATGGAATTTACCTATAATGCCGGACAGACCGTCTATCGTTACATTGCAAATGGCCAGCCGAGTAGCCCGACTAACAGTGCATTGGGTTTCAGTTATACACCGAGAATTAAACGGGTTCGAGTCACCACGAACGATGGCGCGACATTTGGAATTTTAATGCCGCTAGCCATAGGCTCCGCATTAGAACCTGCAATGGTCGTGCGCGCGGTAGGTTTTAGCAGCCAGCCAATCTTCGGCACTCCTTATTTCGAGTGCCAGGATACCGTGCGCGCCGATCTAGCTGCGATTGGGGCCTAAGGCAATGCCGGTTACATCACCAACCGGTATTGGTAAGGAAAAGCCGAAATGGGAAAATCCACGTGGCCCGAAATGGCTACAAGAGATTATCCAGCGATTATTTAATGAGATCGGTGTGCGACAGCCGATTGAAGGTGTTGGCGTCCATATCGATGAAACCGAAGGTGGTCGGCAAATAAATTCCTTTGGCGGCGCTGGCGCGCAGAAACAGGAGCTTGCTAAAAAAGGGCAGGTATTGCCATTTACACTAACCGTGGTGCCTCAAACGGACAATCCGAGCGCCTTTGCCGTCCATATCGTGGATGGAAAATCCAATAATGAATGGCCCGATGTTGGCACCGACACGATGGGATCGTCCACCAGTAAGGGCTATCAGGTTTTGAATATCGCCGACATCAACGATTCGAATATTTTCCTCCGTGTGATGTTTAACTATTTAACATTCGAGATTGCCCGTCTCGATATTTACGAACGACCGAACGCAACTTATCCGACGAACAAGATTATTTTTGGCGTTCCTGTTCCTGGAGCGTGTGATGATGTTGATGATCCTGAAACCGATCCACCGGCAGGCTATGGGCGGTTGAATTTATTGATCGGGTTTACCTACGTCAAACCGCCGCCGCCAGGTTCCCCTCCGGGAACCACAGGAACCGCCACAGCATACAACTTGGTAATAGGTAATATCAATTTCGGATTTGTTGTCGGAGCGCTTAACGCTCAGCCGGCATTGTGCCCAGTTACGTTATATCCGGGCGCGGCCTTTATCCAGGTTCCGACTTCGTAAAATGAGCGACCAGCATTGTATTGTTCCTGTTCTTCGAGGTAACAGGACACGGCGAGATTGTTTTCCAATGCTCGCGGTTAATGCGGATTTGGATGTCACAAGAGACGCTATAGGTAATTTTCTGATGCCCGGCATCAGCGCAGATAAAGCAATGAAATGGCTATGGAAGGTCAGAACGTGGCTGCTAAACGGAAGCGTTTCGGCTAGTTGGTCGATACCTACTCACGTTCCACCTCTTAGCGGTTCGATAGGGGTCGCGTGCACGGATTGCCCATTGACCTTCCGTGATTTTGGAGGCACTCCTGCAATCAGTGAAAGTCAAATTGTCGATCCAGTAATACAAATTGATTTTGGACGATCTCAGGGCGCTGGAGGATGTTCCGTTCCACCGGCTGAGGCGGATGCACACTGCGCCTTCACGCCCACGGCTATAAACTGCACTTTCGTTCCCGGTTCGGCGCATATCACGGTAAATGTTTCAATACCAGGCTTGATTTTTGGAACTGAACTGCAACGAAGAAATCAAATCCTTCTTTATTGGGATGAAGATGACACCGATGATGTTCCCGTTGCGACGCCTGCCATGCCTGTTATTCAATGGCAGGTCATACTCACCGGGGTATGGACTTACACCGATATGGGTGGAACTCATTTCGACACCCACGGCGTAGCTTTAGGCCCTACTTACGACATACCAAACACAGCCCAACATGCTATCATGGACGGGGAAAGCGCTGGTCTTAGTTGGACGGGCGGCGATTCGATAAGCGACTGGGTGCTTACACCTTCTAAGTATTGGACTTATTCGACCAAGGCGGGATTGCCCGTTTACGATGAGAATACCGGCGCTCAACTACGCGACCCATTCTCGTAAGAAATCGCGTGACAAAATTAAACGCGCGAAGTAAGAATTTAACAAGTGACACTAATCTTTGATCTTGACCAGCAAGCGTTGGTTTACGGTTTCGCTCAGCGAAACCAGATTGGCTGGCTCAGTCCGAATCAGGTTGTCACCTCGCTTAGCTACAAGCGCGCGAACCAAGCTACGATCAATGTGCAGGTCAGACAAAATGGTGTAATTATCGAATTGCCGACGGGATTTGATTTCGTCTTTGGAATAAAGGAGGTGGGAAAATTCGACGAACCTTTAGTGACATCTGGTTCATCTCCGGTAAAGACCGGCACCGGCATCAACACGATCTATTCATTCGCGTTTCCGTTGATAAATACCTTTTTGGATGGTCTCTTGCATGTCGATTCCGATTCGACCAATGACATCGCTAGTGTGCAACTGTCCTGCGAATTGGAGCTTTCGTTCAATGGCAATACTTATAAAACCCCAACCATTCCCTTCACTCTCTTTAATGACATCGTGCGCGGATTCGAGGTCGCGGTGCCGCCAGATTATATGACTGATGACAGCGGCGGAATTACTGATACACTGATTGGCGAAGAGGATATGCTGCAAATGATCGAAGGAGGATAAAATTATGTTGCACGGATTGAGCACCGCAGTTCATAGGATCGAGCGTTGGGTTTATGCCAACGCGGCTGCGCGCATAGCAGCGAGCGGTTTTGTCACTGCCGATATTGGTAAGGTCGCCTACCAGACCGACACGGGTGTTTATTACCGTCTGACTTCCGCCACGCCAACGTGGGCACAATTAGCGCCGCCGAGTGGAGTCGGAGCGTTGCGATATAGCTGGCTGACCTCAACCGCGAATGTCGATCCTGGCAGCGGCAATGTCTCAGGTGACGGCGCGACTTTCGATGTCTGCACTCTTTTGCGATTCTCGAAAACAGATGGGAATGGAAACAGTATCAATCCTGTTCTCTTGGCTTGGGTGGGCGTGTTTAGTTACATCCGAATTTCAGACCCCGCGAGTCCGCTGAATTTCGTTGTCTATAAAATTGGAGGCTCTACTGATCATGGGACATGGTTGGAGATTGATGCCTCAGCAATTCAAAGCTCATTGCTGCATAATGGCGTGTTCACTAATGCGATGCCCATTTTTGTGGATTTCATTCCCGACGTTTCACCGGCATTCGTTCAGGCGACGCAAGGTACTGTCACGGGAACTTCGGATACGGTTACCGGGAAAATGATGGGGCTGGCTAAATTAATATCACTGGTGAGAGGCGGCAATGTTCTAATCATAATCAGCGGAGATATCTTCAATTCAGGTGGAGTTGGTGATGGTGCGCAAGCTCAACTTCGATGGGGAACAGGCACGGCGCCAACGAACGGAGCTGCTCCTGCTGGATCAGCAGCAGGTGGATTCGTGAAATATATCTCATCGACAACTGCGGGAAAGGTTCCGTTTTCTTTGCAAGCAATCGTCGCTGCTTTTGTAGGGACGATCTGGGTTGATATTTTGCTCGAAGCGATCACAGGCGGCACCGCAACCATAGAAAATCTAAGCATTTCATTGCTTGAACTGCCGTAGGCTCCTTCTCATTTTGCATAATTGAGACTCAAAACTGCGAAACCCAAGCGTAAACGCTCGCGCCAGGCTCGCTCAGGAACCGTCCAAATGCCGAAAGTGACTCAGAGTAGCGGCTTCTCATCAGAATCAATCCTGCCGTGTCTGGTGCAGGTTGTTCGAGTGCGAAAAGCTCGCTAAGTGACGAATTGTCGCTTGATGAGAAGTGATAAAGTTAAGCTTGCCTGAGCACGCAAGCTGCTCTATAAGAGAGCATGAAATATCAAGCAGCGGTGCAGTTCCGAGGCGAGACGTTTATCGGCGTCGATCACGACAGCGCGATTGCCAAGCTCGCTAATCGTTTCCCTCGTTATCGTGAGACCTCACGCAGACTCGAACCCCTCTCGCGCGGCTGGAACAGCCCAGACGGCGTGTTTATGAGCCTTTTGGAAATCGCTCGCAGGGAGGTCGCATGAAATCCGTAAAATTCCTTAAGAAAGGCGTGAAGGATTCAGCGGGTAATTATTACCCTTGCTGGTATTCACTCACAACCCTCATCAATGGCAAAATCGCGATCACGCTTTACGCACGCTCTATCTTGAAGGGCCTGCCGCGTGAATTAAAGCCGGAAAACAATTCCGATATGACAACCGATTACTTCGAGAATGACCGCGTTCGATTTTACGAAGGCTCGCCGGAGTTCGAGTTATTGAAAGGATTCACGCAATGAGCGAACATGTTCCCGATGCACCCGAAAGCGTAAGACATTGGAGTGGTCGCGATCCTTCGGATTCTGGCTACTGCCCTGAATGTGGCGAACATCTTGACAGTGGTCGATGTGAATGTGAAGAAGAGGACGAACTTAGCGAGGAGATCGCCGCGAGCGTTGTGAAAATGAAGCTTCCGACGACACTGCGCTATGACGGGATGTTTAGTGAGAAACTTGTGCAGTTCACCGAGCTTGACCGATTCTCGCCCAGTTATGGCGCTAGCTTTTACTTGCCGGTACACCAACTCACGCTTCAAGCGATCACTTGGAGGCGCGCGCAGGTGCGCAGAAAGTTCAACGAAGCGTTGAGGGCCGAAGGCGTATTCCTGACAAGGGGAGGTTCAGTCGCGTTGACCTCGAAAAGAGAGGCAGCGCGTTGTTGAACCTCGTTGCGAAGTAAAAAGGACAAAGATTCCTAGTTAGATGGGGCGGCGGGAGAAATTCCGCCGCCTCTTTTCTTTTGTCGTTGAAAAATCTTCACAATACGAGACAGTCAGACGCGAAATGGCAGCTCTCTTCTCCATCGTCGCGAGCATCACGAGTAAACATCCACTTGTCAGTGACCTAATCGCGAATCCTGTTGCGCTACCGCCTTTCTTTTTTGCTGATGCGTTCCAAGGTGCGATTGAGGTTGTAACCGAGACGGATAATCCAAGCGCGCCAACTGCGGCACTACCGATTGACGCGTCGACCGGCGTTGTGCTGAGTGATGGAATTTCAGTGATTTACGCCAACGCGGTGATTATTGGAATTGTGAATAGCAACGTAATCAGCTTCACGATGACCGTGAGCAGTCAGGCGTTATTGGATGCGCTCGACGCGACCACCGAAGATTATATCAACGCCTTTTTCGAAGCTCGAATCAGTATCACAGCCGGAGGGCAGAACGAGCTGCTTTTGCGCGAGCCTTGTTTGATTATGAAATCGTCGTCGATTGGCGGCGCGATCATTCCAGCGGTCGTTCCGGGCGTGATCTTCAATTACAACATTGATGGCTTGCGCGGGACCGCTAATCCAATCACGGCGATTCCTACCGCGGCTCTCGCCACCTTCGTCTTGCTCATTGCGGTGATAACCAGTGGCGGTATCCGTTCGCAATCGACTTGGCAGTTGCTTGGTGGTGCTGCCGATCCGACAGACCTGAATGGTCAGGTTGCGCCCGCTGACTATAACGCGGTGACGAACAATCGTTTTTGGCAACGCGTCTCATGATTGCAGGAAGGAAATATGGTCGTTTGACCGCAACGAGGGAATTACAGAGTGATTCCCGTGGGCATCTTTGTCTCTGGAAGTGTGAATGCGGTGCAGAAAAAATTATTCCAATTGCACCGGTTAAAAGCGGAGGGATTAAGAGTTGCGGGTGCTGGAGAAGGGATCAATGCAGCCGGACGGGAAAGAATTTTGGAGGTAAGCCGCCAATCTCAATAGAAGAAAAGAAAAGACGATTCACTCAATCTCGGCATTGCAAAAGATGCCAGAGGCTGCGAATACCAAGATTCTTTGCTGTCGATCCCCGCAATGGCGTGCCGGGGTCGGTTTGTAAGTTTTGCAGACGTGATGACGCAAGAAAGTGTTATTTCGGTATCAGTCCCGCTGAGTATTCAGAGTTAAAACGAAACCAGCGTGGCAAATGCGCGATTTGCATGAAGCAGCCGGAGCGATTTCTTCAAATCGACCATGATCACAAAACTGGAAATGTTCGAGGATTGCTGTGTAGGAAATGTAATACCTTGCTTGGGATGGCGTTGGAGAGCGAAGTGACATTGAAGTCAGCGATCCATTATCTCGCGGCTTCCAGAGAGGACACAATAATGAAATCAAGCCTGAGTTGATCAAATGAGACGAATTATCTCCATCTTTTTGTTGGTATCGGCATTCGCTCTGAGTGTGCTCGCCGTTTTTCCGCTTCCATTTTCGCAATCAAGGATAGGCGCAGGTTGTCCACCTGATTCGATTGGTGGTCTTAAACTTTGGTTAAAAGCAAATTCGCTCGCGCTTAACGATGGCGATCCTGTTTCTACTTGGACCGATTATAGCGGCACTTCAAATAGCGCGACCAGTGGAGCGAATCAGCCAGTCTTTCATACGTCGATAATCAATGGCCTTGCCGCGGTTTTATTTAATGGATCGACAAACGGAATGACCTTTCCCAATGATCCTTCAGTGCCGACATCAACCTTTGTCGTCGCGCAGACAAACATCGCTGCTTCGAGCGCAACGGCTTATGCCGCGTTGATCGTTGATAGCGCTGCCAGTGGTTTTAGAATTTGTCACCGCTTGACTGGCACAAATTGGGGAACCTATGTAAACGCCGATTTAAGCTCTGGCGAGGATTTGGTTTCAGGGGTACCTAACATTCTCGAATTGACAACACAGACCGGAGGAGCATCGAACGCGACGGTAATTTACCGCAACGGAGTGTCAAAGGCGAATAGCACCGTTGTTTCGTCGGGAGGAGCACCCGCCAATCACCTAGGATATGAAGCGAATAACCGATATTACAGCGGCTACATCGCCGAGATCATCGTTTACAATTCAGTTCTCTCAACGGCCAATAGGCAGTGCATCGAAGATAACCTTGGCGCGAAATACAACATCGTGGTGAGCCATTAGAAAATCGTGAGCATTAAACGCGCTTTTTTAATTTTCTTTTTGCCATTCGCCCTTCTTGGCGCGGGCGTTGATAC